GAACCACCGTCATTACCTTTAAATAATAAATCGGCATCTCCAACCATCGAACGAACGGTAAAATTGTTGCTTTCATTTCGCAACATGCCAATGTCGCCACCTGAATCTTGAATACGAATAATACCGCTATCAGCATCTAAGTGAACTTCATTAACAGCATCTAGAACGACATTAGTTCCTCCACTAATAGTAAAAGTACCAGTTTCTGTTAGACTTGCACCTGTTAGAGTTGTTCCACCAACTTTAATTAAATTATTAAATGTAGCTGATCCTGCGTCTGACATGTCAAGGGTAAGTGCGGTTATAGTTGAACCGCCATCGTTACCTTTAAAAATCATATCCCTGTCTGAAACCAAAGAACGGATTGTGAAATCAGTGCCTCCTATGCTGAATAGGCCAATGTCGCTACCTCCATCCTTAAAACGAATAATGCCACCATCAGCATCAAGAGAAATCTCACCGCCACTATCAATGGTAAAATCTCCACCATCAGATATGGTTGAGCTATTTATTGTAATATCACCAACGTTAACACCTGAAGCGTTAACCCGCATACGCTCAGAACCATCTGTCTCTACAGTAAACGTATCAACCGCAGGGAAACGTATCGCTGTGTTTGTATCTCCAGTGTGAACAATCTTATCGGCAATCGTTACATCACCACTAAACGTGCTTGTTGTACCAGTAAGATCTCCTGATAGCGTTCCGCCTGTAAGCTGTAGGTATCGTGCATCTGCTTGGGATTGTGTGTAAACATTTGCTATCGTCTGTGTTGCATATGCAACAACATCAACGGTATCGCCAACCGTTGCGCCAGACGCAAGAACAATTGAAGTACCATTTGTGGCTGTGAAATCTGCTGCTGAAAGTTTAGATCCATTTAAAAATACTTCGGCAAACCCCACAGTGTATGAAACTGAAAAGGTTGTCTGGTTAGCTGTTGCCGTAAAGACTGTAGTAGTAAAAGTTGTTGGCTGTATATCCGCAGCTATCGCTGTGATAAATACAATGGCATCTCCAGATAGATTTATAGCGTTATTACTGTTGCTACTTTCAGAGACAACCCTGGTGAGAGTTGTCCCTGATGCCGTAAAAACACCTGAACCTAGCTCGAAATTACTTGTACCATCTTCTATACAGTACCTAACAGTTTCTCCGTTAGACACTCCTGCTGCGGCAAAAGTCTGAAAACCGTCAACCGCTGAACCCAATGTGATTGTGCCAGTACCCGTAGTAGCGGTTGTCATCTTGGCACGATTGACCAGTTTTACCATAGCGGCACTCCAAACTTAATTGTTATGCAATACGGATGATTGCGTTACTTGCGTCAGGCGTTGGGAACACAATCTGAAAGTCCCCAGAAGTTGATGACTTGTTAGAGCCAAAATCAAGAACAACCACACTTGCATCGTTAGATGCAGTGTCATTATAAATCAACGCACCACGAGCAGTGATCGTTGCAGATGTAAATGTAAGATCCGCAAAGTCAGTCAAAGCTGTAGTACCTGAAGTTGTTGGTGTTACGTTAGTTAACGATCCTCCACCCGCAGAATACGTTCCAGAGTTTGATACCTCGTTAGAAGTAGTATACGCTGTAGTCGCTGCGTTGAATGAAGCACTGTTATCATACAAAGCTAGTTTGAAAGTATTACCACTTGAGTTGGTAAAGTTGTGTGTTGCAGTCATCAATTCTTTCTTAAATGATGTGCACATAAAGTTGCCGCTAAATGCCATTTTACAATCTCCTTATAAGGTCGGCTAGTTCAGGATGACCTGCTTCCTTGAGAGCATTATACACAGTTGTACGGTCACTGTGAATAGCTTGTCTCATATAGTAAGCCACCAATTTCTCCAGATGCTTAGAGTAGGCACGAGCCTGATCCCTTATTTCTGGATGCGCTGAATCCGAAACAGCAATGATCTTTTGCACACACTGTTCGGATAATTCATCAGGGGTAAGACCCCTATTATGGGTTGTGTTTATTTGAACTAAAGATTCATCTCTAGGAACACTTACATCTATTTTAAACATTATGTTTTCTCCCTAATAACCTTACCCCGGCGATACTCGTCCGTAGTTTCTTTAGCTTCGCCAAGCATCTTAATACCAACAAGGGATTCTTGAAAACGTTTATCGTACATAGCCATAACGTCTTGTTCACCTTTCATGTATATATACGCTTCAATAAGCGCCCCATACAACAGAGCCATCTCAGCGTTTTCACTTAGCCACGTTGTTGAGCTATCTGATAGCTCTGTAATACTTTGTGGTCTATAAAAATAATGAAGTTCAGCAGTAAATACTGCGTTTGGTGTGGGTGCCAATAAAAAATTGTTAACATCAAATTGACAATAATATCTTGGAGAACCTGTAGTGGTTGGATCCGGCGTGTATTCCTGAACAAAGCTTGGGTCTTTAAAGTCTATAAAAAACTTGTCCCCATCTGACCCTGTCATACTCATAGAAAATGGTGCTAAAAAATCAGACGGCACTTTTATGTACTGCACAGAAGCACTCGTTTGCGCTGTAGCATTCTTACGAAATAAACTAAGCTGCACGTTTTTAAGAATACGTTCTTCCGATAAACGAATAAACAAAGGTATATTATTTACGAAACTTGTTTCTTCGTATTCCGTGTAAGCTTTTATAGCATCTTTTAACTGTAAATAAGTAAAACTCATGTTGTGTTAATCTGACCCCCCATGCCGCTATGGTACTGGCAATAGTAGAACAAAGTAGGAGCACCAACAGCTACTGTAATCGTAGATGTATACGCTCCTGTGTTAATTGTCACCCCTGTTGTATATTCAGAGCCACCACCATGTGTGCCATCTGACGTAGTTGAAAAACGAAGAGGATGCCCTGTAGCGGCTGACCAATTGAAAGTATACGTGCTACCTTCAGACAAACTAAGAGTTGGCTGTAAAACGCCATCAATATAATACTTGTTTCCTGACCCAGGATTAGCAACAGTAACCGTATAAACGGTGTCTCCTGTCACTGTTGGAGAACCTACTGCTGAAGTTCCCGCAGATCCTGTTGGATTAACCGTGACATCGGCATCTCCTGTTGTGTTTATTACAACAGTTCCTATGAGAGCATTAGAACTAACTCCAGACGGAGCTATATCATCATTCCCAGAATCTGAAATATTTACTGTAACTGTGCCAATTTCCCCAAGAGCAGTTAAATTATTTCTAGGAGTGATACCAGGTATGTCTTGAAACCCAACAGGATTGTATCCGTGTTGAATAGCTCTTTGTTCTGGCAACTCTGTCTCTGGTCTAGGACCGCGTAAAGCTTGTGGATCTGGAAACGCTCTTGGTGGAAACAACTGTGGATGTTTAGTCTCAAACTCATCAGGACCGACCTTGGCACCCGTCCACTCTGTCTTCATCTCACGAAGACGGTAACGGCGACCTGACCGATCCGATATACCATAAGCATGTTTACCACTAGCGTAGGCCATTACACCCTCAGATAACTCAAACTAGGCTGCAACTTCAAAGGTGTTCGTCCTTGATCCTCGTCCGCTGCACGTTGGAACTCTTCTTCATAAACTGACTTTAACATTTGAATACGATCTGGTGCTCGTTTCATAGCCATGTAGTAGGCTAACCCCGCCACCATACAAGGATAAAAACGAAAAGGCATATCAGTAGTATTAACCAAAGCATCCGCATCCTCAATTCTACGAACATAGTAGTATCTGATCTGATCTGTAGAATTTTCAGGAGTAGACCACAAATACATTACAGGGGTAATTTGCCGATCTAACCAAAACTGGCTTGGCCTGCCTTGAGTAGTTTTATTAGGGACTGTCGCATAATCACCACGGCTAATACGTTGGAGTTCGTAATCAGTATTAGATCTTCGTATTACAACGTCCAACACATCAACGACATCAGCAGCTAACGCATAAGAAGATGTCCCTTGTGTTACAGTAAAGTTTGCTTCTTTTACCGTCCACAAGTTAAGACCACGATTAGCCCAGTCTGCAAACATCAGATTCATAGACCTACGAGCCGTCTTAGCATCATAGCCCGTGCGAACTTCTAATCCACACCTCTCGTATGCTTCTTCGATTACCTCTCCGACATCGAGGTTAAAATCTCTTGATCCTGATGTTGTCATTGTATCAACTCATTTTTGGTTTCTGATTTGTTTTAACCATAACGCAACCGCCGTTTTTATATCCCATACGAGCAGCGACTTCAGGGGCTTTTGCTTTCAAAGCCTTAATTCCTTTTCCCTTTGGGCCTTCAGGTATCGGTTTTTTCTGTTCCATCGTTATCCTCCTGATTATAAAGATTATCGAACACTCGATTAACATCTAGTGTATAGTCTAAATCACTTTTTGAATAGTGTGTATGTTGTGAAGGTCTAAAGTCTGGTGCACCCTCACCTACCGCAAACCAAGCAGGATGTGTAACCCGCACTCGATTATTCGGTAAAGCTACTATATTTCCTGTCCACTCTCCTGCATCCAACAACTGCATCACATGGCTTTGTTTATGTTGTGCCGGATCATCCGCAATCTCAGAGTCTGTGTAGTCTACAGTAAAGAGATATTTAGCCGGAAACATCTCCCCGTTTATTTTGGCTAACCAAGGACATGGTGTAGCTCTTTCTAATGTATATACTGCATGATGATGTGAAGAGCAGTCCCAAGGCTGCGCATCATGTGTTGCCATAGGTTCAGGCCACTCTTCGAGCGGGATGTCTGCAACCAGTGCTGTGATAGGCATTCTTGCCCACATTGCACCACCATGAACGGTATCCTCTTCTTCATCTTCAGCTTCACAACCAGTAAAGATTACTTGAAAACTAAGAGACCGATTTGGAAGCGTAGTTACCGCAACAACCATAGCATGTAGAAATTCGCCATGATACTTCTCATGATTGTGAGTGTATTCACGACGAACCCATGCTTTGAAATAAGGGATGTTACTTTGTAGATATGACATTTGGTTTAGAACTCTCCTTTAAATCCCAAACCTGAAACTTGCGCTCCACCAACTCTGCCACCTTTAGCCATACCCTTGGGCTTAACCTTACCGCCGTTCTTCATTCCTTTAGGCTTGACCTTGCCACCCATCTTCATTCCCTTGGGTTTTATCTTGCCACCGTTACGATAGCCTTTTTTCTTCATTGCCATGTGAGTTCTCCTTTCAAAAGACCCGTACTAATCCACCGTTTGCTTTTTTGTTCTTCCAACTAATTCGTTTTGAGGACTTCTTTCTCTTTGCAGCAGAAGTACACTGCGCCATTGTCGGCCTGCAAGCGGGATAACCCTTTCGCTTCTCGCCTTTTTTACGACCACAAGGCTTTCCTGTTTTGCAGTCAACCCAACCTTTGCCATCGTTCTGACCAAACCATTCCCGCAAAGAGTTCTTTTTCGCCATCAAAATGTCCTTGTAGTCTTACGCCTTGACTCTTCTACTTGACCACAGCCAGAGGCAATAAATCCTCCTCCATAAAAACCCTTCTTAGGAGGACGTTTGGGATTATCAATTGAAGAAACTATTCCACCTTCTGCTTTCTTAGTAGAGTTTCCCCAGTTTTTTGCCCCTACTTTGCGGCATTTTGATAACGCCCCCGAAGCGTAAGCCGAGGGCCATACTTTGTAACGGCTTTTTACTTTGTGATAACAAGCGTCTTTTTTGCTTTTCTTTTTTGCCATTAGTTATCCCCTTTGATGGCGGCTTGGATACTTGCTGTCGCATCTGCGCCCTCGAGATTGCCATATGTCCTCTCCATCTCTGTCTTTATATAATCAATTTGTAAGGCCATAACCTCTGTTCTTTTATCAACGGCTATCAAAGTCTTTGTGACCCAATCAATCCAACTGTAGCCAACACCACCAACACCGATTATAAAAGCTGTTATAAGAGCTATTGTGACTTGTTTGTTCACTTCATTCACCACATTTTACAAGACCAGTATTTGGCCTTTAGTTTATCAAGAGTGCCTTTATCACAACCGTGACGAGCACGGAAAGACTTACGACGTTTTGGGTTTGATTTCTTGATAGTCATATTGGCGTCCCCAAATCTGACTATCTTTTCTTTACCCTTATCACACGCCTTAACAACAAACTTCTTGCCGCCAGAAACTTGACGTTTTGGTTTGTTGCACTTCATTCTATCTTTGTCGATCTTAGCCATGTTACCCTCAGAAAAAACGGCGGCTCTTACACCGCCGTTGCTTTAACCAAAGAATCCAGTGATCGAATCAATGTTGGTAAGTGTCACATGACACTCAGCACTAAAGATCATACCATGATCTGGGATCGTGATCTGATTGTCATCACTTTGATGAAAAACCATGGATAATTGTGTTGCTCCACTACTACCGTTTTTGAACACAACCGCAGGAGAACCGCTACCCGCAGTTTTTACATAGAATGATTTTAGTCTAGTTCTACCGCCTTGTAACGTGCCAGTAGACGTAACTGTCTTTGCAGAAATAGAAGCAGCCATTTAACATCTCCTATTAAGGTTGAACAGCAGTATTAAAAGCCTGAGCATACATTACTGTTATAACAACTGATCCCGCATTCGTACCTGCGCTTGAGGTAGCTGTTAATTTTAAATCGGATGTACCAGTGTTCTTCCATGTAAGTGTACCACCACCAGAAGCACCTAAAGGTTTAATGCCTACAGTAGTTCC